ATTTACTTTTAAAACAGTCAGTGAATATTGTGGGGAGTTAGTAAATGACGGAAACGGAGGTCAAGAACCACGCTTCTCACTTAACGTAAATATCACCCAGCAACAGGCCGCATTTGATATGGTCAATGACCTTTGCTCTGTGATGAGGGTAATGCCTTTCTATAATGCAGGGTCTATAAGTATCAGTCAGGACTCCCCAAAATCAGCAACATTTCTATTTACAAACGCATCAGTAACGCAAGAAGGCTTTTCATATATGGGAACAAGTCTTAAGACTAGACATACTGTTATTAATGTTTC